CTGACCAGGGTTAGTAACTCTTACTTTTGATACTTTTCCGCTATCTTTTGCAATAGTAACTTTGGATGTAGATCCTTGAGTTGCATTTGCTAGAATTACAGATGGAATGGTCAAATCTTCATTTTGAACAAATGACTTACCATTATTATTGCTAAGAACAAAAGTATAAACCTGTTCGTTAGTCAAACTATATCTGCCAGAAGATGTGGCAACTAACTCAACATTATTCTTATCAAAGATTTTGAGAATAGGACCAGAAGCAGCAGAACTTACTCCAGTTACATTCTCTCCTTTATATACAGAGACATCACCATTTGTGTAGCACTTAAGGAATGTATTTGGAGATAGAACTTTCTCTGTGCCAGGAATAACATTTTTTCCTGGTTTTTCTGAATCTACATTAGTAATATATGTTTTGATTGGAATGTTGCTACTTTTCTTGCTGAAGTAAAGATCAACACTAGTTACAAAACATCCACCCTCTAGATTTTCTACCTTAAAGGTTTGTGCTAGTGGGTTTGGTCTTACTGGATTGTCGGTGTTGCTTTCAATTAATTGAACACCTTCATTAGACTTGAAGTATGAAGGTCTGGTAGATACGATGGTTCCAGGGTTTTCTGGAAGAATACCAGTTGCATAATACTTGATTTCTGTGTAACTATCTACTTCGTCTTTAGGTGCATTTGTAGAACTAGAAGTAAATCTAAATGTCAAAGTTCCCGAAGTGATAGAAACTTCTTCTGCACTAGTGTCATATGATACAGTATCAATACTTCCAGACCACGTAGCATTTTCTAGTGGTGGATAACCAGCAGGAAGAATGATAAGACCAGATGCATTACCATATTCGTCCGTTGTAATAGGACCGTTGAATGCGGATAGAGAGTTTCCAGCAATTCCAGTAAATCTCAAATCTGGATTTACCCAACGACTAATGTTTCTGCCTTCAAGGAATGGATACATCCTTGTATTTGGTTTCATTCTTCTAATTACATACTTAACTGGTATGCTTCTAGCGAAGAAAGATAGAGAATTGGAAACAAGATTTCCTCTTACTGTCTTTGTCTGTACTCCCTTTCCAATATCATTATTTTGTGGACTAATATTAGAAGAACTGGATACAGAAGCAAACTGAACTTTGGTAGATGCTTGCTGACTATTGACTTCACCAAGAGAATTAATAGAAGTAAATGATGGAGAAGAACCTACCCAGTTAACAATGAAGGAATTGTGAATACTTGAGAATGATTCTTTAATATCTTCTTTTGCTAGGAAAATATTAAACAGACTTGTATTCGTGTCAACTACCAATGGTTCTTCTGTTTGATCATACCATTGATCAATAGATGGAGACAGTTCACCATCACCAACATACTGTAGAACAACGAATGGATTTGGATTGATTGTTGTCGATGCAGAAGAATTTCCAAGCAGAGATAAGTTAGTATATGGAAGAGTGATCATCTGACCAGTCTTCTTATATCCAGAAACAGATCTTTGATCTTCTCTTACGTTTACTTCTACTAGTTTAATTGAGTCTTCTTTTGATTGAGGACGAAGAACTGATTGTTGTGGATCAATAGAACATGCATAATCTAAAGAAGTTAGATTTCCAACTTTGTGTGCCTCGAAGTTATCAACAAAGAAACCAGACTTAAATCTGTCTAGACCAACTTCATCCTTTACTTGCATGTTAAGAGCTTGTTGCTCCAGGATGCTGAGTGTGGTGTAATACTCAAGACGCTCAATACGCTTCTCAAGTTTACCAATATCACGCATTGTATAACGACGATTATCAACTGGAGTAATTCTTACATCCTTACTTGTCTTAGTATATGCAGGAATATACACATAGAACAGAGGAACTGCATCTTCAATAGGATCTGGTTTAGATGGATTGAGAGAAGAGTTACCTTCTTTTACTAGGAATTCTCCTTTCTTATTGAGGAATACACCATCAATACGATCTAGATACTGGATCTGACTGAATGAGAATGTATATTCAATTCCAGCATCAGGTGCGGGGGTGCTCGAAATGACAGCACCAGAACCAGAGAATGAACCTTCAGTAACTTCTAAAATTGATTTGTCTAGGAAACCAGGAATGATAGCATTGCTGTCAACCTTAGGTCTGAAGTCAATTACATTCTTGAGTTCTACATTACCAAGAACAGGGGAGTTGAAAGATGGGATTTCATCTTCTGGAACTCCAGCTTCGTGTAGGTAACTGTCAATGGTAACAAAATCACCTTGAGAATGAACAAAGTAATCAAATGCGATTACAAGTTGACCTACAGATGATTCAAATCCTGGTTTCAGAACAAGTCTTGAAACATCATAAACTGTATCTCTTTGTCCATCATCAAAAGTATACCTGTCGGTAACATCTACACCAGTTACAAGATTGCCAGCGGTATCTACTTCTGGTGGTTTTGATGGCGTACCTTCATAAACATAACGTAGTTTGAATACATCTGAATATGAAATTTTATCAATTACCTCACTATCGTAGTCATTTCCTCTCAATGGAATAACTCTATCACCAGAAGCAGTGACAATAATTCTCTTATTTCTTACAGCAGTCTTAAGTCTTGGTTTTGCGTTAGATACTTCTAGAGTTGCAGTTAATTTAAGTTTGGGGAATGTTCCGTTGGAAGGAATAGTACCAAAATATCCAGAAGGAATTTTCAAATTAATACTACCAGAAGTTAAACCACTAGCAGTATCAGTGGAAGATGAAATCTCAACGGCATCTGCTGGAATATAAACAATATCACCAACAGAAATATCTGGAGCATCGCCTGGATTTAGAACGGTGATAATATAATTTTCCTCAGTGAATGCTGCAAATCTTTGTGTGCCGAATGGAAGTTGTGCAGCAAATGTGATAATACCATCACCAGAAGCAGCGGTTGTTACAAAATCTCTACGGAAGTAATACTTGATCTTTGTGTCATCTCCACCTGCAGAAATTTGCTCTACTTGCTTGCTGCCAGTTGGGAATAGTAGCGTTCCACCACTAGTATTCTCTGGTCTTGGTCTGAGACGAACGATACTCGTATTGGTAACGTCACCAGGAAGTGCTGTATCTAAATAAATTCTTGTTTTAGCAGAACCCTCTGCTTTTGTTGCATACTGAACAATTGCACGAACTAGGTTATTGTCTGCATCGGAGAATTGAATTAGATCTCCCTGCTGAACAACACTAGAAGCATCTGCACTAAAACTCGTGGATTCTACAAATAAAGTTCCTTTCTTACCAAAGAATGTATAGTCAGTAACTGCAGTGATATTTGAATATGTTTGATTATCAACTACAAGATCTGCAGTAAATTTATTACTTCCACCAGAACCATAAGATCCGCCAATAGATTTGACATTTCGTGGAGTATAGGTAGTTACAGCATTTCTAACAAGGACTGCACGAACTTCTGCTGCACCTGCACTATCTGTAGATCCAGTGACAATAATTTCTGGTGGTTGTGAGAACTCAAGACTTCTTAAAAATGCTTGATTATTGATTGCAACTTTATAAACCTTACCACCGTAGACAGTTGGTTCTAGTTTAGATGAATCATAAGTAACACCATTCAATAGAATTTCTGCTCCAGCAGAATAACCCGATCCTCTCTCAATGACAACGAAATGTGAAATAGTATTGTCCTTTGCAATTCTTACTGTATTAGAATCTTCATCTCTAATTGTCTCTCCAGACTTAAATGTTCCAGATAGAGTTTTAATAAACAGAAGTCTATCGGTTGTATAAACACCAGAAGCAGGTCCCTCTACAACACCATATGCGCCACTTTCTAAACCAAATACATACTTACCTTCATCAAATCCAGCAGGAACAGTTTCTAATAGAATTCTAGTAAAGAATTGAGGATCAAAATATGAGAACCCAAAAATGCTATTATAACTTTCTGTTCCGCCACTTAAACGTCCTTTTGAAAGAACAATATCGGAATCTGAGTTGAAACCAGATCCTCTTTGCTTGAGGAAAAAATTGCTTGGTTTTACCTTACCAATTACTGGAGTAATGCTAGAACGATAATCTACAACTTCTCCCCAATAATCAGTATTTGATTGAGCATCTCCATTTGAAAGGAATAGCTTCCTTTTCTTTTCATTGTCTCCCTCATCATACTCTAAAAGGAGATTTTCTAGTTCTGCTTTATTTCCAAAAACGGTAAGCTCTAAAAATTGCTTATTCTCGTTTGGATTAATTCCTGGTCTATTAATAGTAGCAAATGCTAGAGTAGTTAAAGTTCCAATAGATGTTGCTGTGCCAGCTTCGCTTCTAGATTTAATAAAGTAAATGGTGCTGTAGTCAGTTTGGAAAGTTGCATCTGTAATAGCACCCAGAGCAGGTTGACCATTTAGACCTAAGACATCAATGGTGATAGTTTTGATAGCATCATTAGCAGTAAAGGAAAGACCTCTTCTAGCAATAGTTTGTCTGTGATCCGTTACTGCCTCAGTTCCATTTAAACCTACAGATCCATCGCCAAAAGTTCCATATAGGAAAATATCTGGATATGCGGTGAGATCTGATCCCTCTTTATTAAGAGGTACACTTCCAAAAACATTAGTTACAGTAAAAGATGGAAGTCCTTTTGTCTTTAGTGTTACGTTGTCGCTCGTTAGACTTTCTCTTGCTTTATTGATCTCAAGATACTTAGTCTCCTTATTTACAATTTCATATCCTTTGATATATGCTTTTCCAGGTCCAATACTAGCGACCATTTTTCTGGAAGATTCACCAGCGGTGTATCCGTTGTATAGACCAAATTCATCTGGAGCATATAGACCTTTATTTCTGTCTTTCTGTGCCCATTCTCGAATGTCAATATCAAAATTGTCTACTACATAATCTCCACTCTCATCAAATGTTCTTCTTGCTAGTGTTTGCTCAAGAACACTGAAATCGGTAGATGAAACTTTTCTTTGTACAACTCCCCTCTTAACCGTTAGAAGTTGAATGAAATTCTTATCTGTAATTGCATTAAGAGCAAACTCTTTGATCTCTAGACTAATTTTAAGTCTATGTGCTCCAGGTGCAGTATAGTTAGATGAACCAATTGCATTATCATATAAAGATGCATCTTCTTCTGGAGTTACAATTTCTTCTTTAATCGTAAATCCTACTTTTGCAGATGGTTTGTCGTAATATTCTTCAATAACTAAAAGCTGCTCGTCATTGCGGACAAAATAACCATTAATAAAATAGATACCTTCCTGAACTTTAACGGCAGATCCATATCCCATTGCTGGACTTTCGAGGGATGTTACCTCTCCAGTGTCTGGGTTTGTGACCTGAATGCTAGTAGGAAGAACACTACCATCAGTTCCAACAACCAAAAGTGGGGTATTGACACCATCGACGACTTCTAGAGTTTCGCCCTGACGGAATGTTGGTTCTGTATTGGAGTTGCCACTATTAATGTAACTAACAAAAACAGTATCGGCAGAACTTTCTGTTGCCAGTTTTGTGGCGAGTACAGTACCAACAACGCCCGAAGTTAGACCAATTAATTGCTGTCCAACTAACTGACTAATGTCATACTTTTTATATACGATATCAGTTCCATCTGAAACTGCGACTTCTGATACAGAAGAAAGTTTTACATAGTCTAACTTTGTATTAAGACCTACCTCACCAGGAATTACTTGTTCTCCTTGCTTAAACGCATATTTACCAAAACTCTCAATTTGGTTTTGGAGAATAGATTGAACTTGAGTTAATTCCCTACCTTGAATGGAGTAACCAGGACGGAAGAGAATCTTATAAAAATTCTTACTCGCGTCAAAGTCCTCGTAATAAGGATTTACATTGAGGTTAGTCTTCTGAGGCATTGTACTCCGCCAACTACTAGTATCTAGTCCCTAGTATTTAGTAGAGATAAAAAAAATCCCCC